TTGAGGAAACCGGCTGGGGCCAGATTGACTCTGAGTGTTTGGTGGACGATAGCCTTCTTGAGGCGCTACGGGAAGCGGTCAATCAAACATTCAGCGCAGTCTATGGGCGCTATCGCGGCCCGCAAGCGGAATGCCCGAACGCAGAAGGGAGAGAGGCATGAGCAAGAGGCCCCAAATACCGAAGCGAGTGATCGAGGCGTTGGAGGCGTGCCGGAATTCCGAGCCCGCCGATGGCGACAAGTATCCCGGGCTGCGCGGCATCGCCTGCCGGTGCAACAGGCTATACGCAGCAGACGGCACGATAGCGGCGGCGGTCGAGTTCGACGAGCCCCTCGGCCGCGAGGGGGTCTTCACGGACCGCGACCTGGAGGAGCATTTTGAGGGCGCGTTCCCTATCGTGGAGCCCTGTTTCGAGCCGGCCGAGGATGCGCAGACGGTCTACCTCAACGGCGACCTGCTGCTCAAGGCGGCCCAGGTGCTTGCCAGCGTGCGGAACAAGACGGACGCGGAGCAAATCGTTGAGCTCATGGTCGGCGGCCGGCATGACCGGGTAGTGATGGGGACGGGAGAGACCGGCAGCGTGCGCACGGCCGTCGTCGCGATGATGCCAGTGATCGTGGAAGAGGAGGCGACATGAGCAGGCGCAAGCCGGGGCGCAAGGTGACGAGGTACGAGTGGCTGAAAGATGGGCTATCAGTGGAGGTTCTCATCAAGGTCGTGGATCGCACGAAGAAAAAGCGCATCGGTATGTCCTCCCAGAAAGAGGACATGATCTTCGCGGCGTACTGCGATGAGGCCGACCTGTCGTTTGAGGACACGGACATCAATGAGCTGCGGAACCGGATGGACGCTGCGCTCGACGAGTGGCACGCCGTCGAGTGGGAACCGCACCTGCTGATCGAGGTGTCCGGAACGCACCCAGACCCGGCGTACGCCCGGCCTGCGGCGTTTCTGCAGATCGAATGGGAGGCGATTGTTGTGGGCACGCACCGTGACGGCTCGAAGGCCCACATGAAGGTCCCCCTGGACAGCTACGAGGTCGAGGACGGGCTGATCCGCTGGTCCGGCACGAGGTTCTCAGGTCACAGCCCCCGCGAAGGCCTGCCGGAGCTCGGCCCTAACACAGGGGGCCACTTCAACACCTTCGGTGGTCACATGAGATCGCTGGTCAAGGCCACGCCGGAGCGCTTGGCGGCCCTCCAGCGCTTCCGCCAGGCGATGATCGACATGGGCCGGAGGGTCACCGAGCTGTTCGCGCCGGACAACGTAGAGCAGGTGCTGGATTCACAGACGCCCTATTTGCTGGCAACGGCCAGTCGGGAGGAGGCGACATGAGCATCAGCCGGAGCGACATACCGTATCTGACGCACGTCTGGAACCCCGTGGTCGGGTGCAATCAGGGTTGCGGCTATTGCTGGTGTGGCCCGCTGCTCAAGCGGATCGGCGCCAGTATCGGCTGCGAGCTCTGCATCGAGAACATTCCGCACGTCCACCTGGAGCGCCTGGACGTCCCCGGGGGCAAGCCGAAGGTAATCGGAGTGGGCTTCATGACCGACTTATTCGGTGCCCGTGCCGACACGCCGCATTTCGGCGTGCCGCTCTTCCAGGTGGCGTGCTGGCCGCTCCAGGGGTGGCATAGCCGGGCCTGGGTGCTGCAGGAGATCATGAAGCGTATGCGGACGCACCCGGAGCATACCTTCGTCACGCCGACGAAGTTCGCAAACCTCATCCCGGACGACCTGGACCCGCCCGACAACTGGTGGCTGCTGGCGACATGCACGAATCAGGGGGATATCGAGGGGAACCTGTCCGCTGCATTGCGGTTGTGGACGCCGGGCCGGATCGTGTTCAACCTGGAGCCGCTGGTGGAGGGGGTGGAATTACCAGGCGACATAGTGGGCAGCAATACAGTCGCTGGCGTGGTCCTCGGCGGGATGAGCCAGCAGGGCGCCAGCCACGAGCCGGTGCCGATGCACCCCGATTGGGTGCGGTCGGTCCGCGACCAGTGCGCCGAGGCCGGGGTGCCGTTCTATTTCAAGCAGTGGTCGGGTCGCAACCCGGAGGACTGCCCCGAACTGGACGGCCGGCGGCACACCGCCCTGCCGTGGGTGGGCGAAACGGGAGTGACTGAGGAGCACGAGTGAACAGGTTGCGGGCGCTGGTGCAGGGCTGGGCGGATGACGAAGTGGCGCTCATGCGCCGACGCGCGATGATCCAGGCCGAGGAGCGCGGCATTCCGGGCTGAGAGGCAGGCTTCCGCGAGGGAATAGGGGCCTGGCGCCCCCCCCCTGCAGAGCCGCACGAGATGCAGACGAGTACGACACACGAATGAGGTGACATGGACGACGACAGCGCACGGTTGAAGCGGGTGCGGATCGAACGGGTGGCCGAGGCGTTGGGGCTGCCCGTCAGCGACAGGGGCAGTCGGCGCTACACCCGGTGCCCCATCTCCGCGCATGAGCACGACGACGTGCGCCCGCGGTGCGAGCTGGGCGGCGCGGAGCCGCACCTGTGGCATTGCCACAAGTGCGCCGAAGGCGGAGACGTGGTGGGGCTGGTGCGGGCGGTGCGGGGGTGCGACGCGGCCGGGGCGTTCGAGTGGCTGCGTGCCCGCGGCTTCCTGCCTCCGCGCTCCCCCGATGGCCGTGAGGCCCCGCCTCCACCTGCCACACAGGAGCTGGCCGGACGCCGGGATTGGGACGAGGACGTGCTGCAGCACCTCGGCGTGCAAGCACACGACGGCCTGGCCCGCTTCCCGATGCGCGACGGCGCCGGACAGGTGGTGGGGTGGAAGCTGCGTCGCGGCGACGGGGGTATGCTACAGCGGGACGGGGGTGAGGTAAAGAGCGCGACGGAGGCGGGCGGGCATCAGGGCCTCATCTACGCGGCACCGCTGGCGCCGAAGGGGCGCGTGCTGCTGCTGGAGGGGGAGGCGGACTGGTGCGCGGCGTCGAGCGCGGGTGCGAAGCGCGTGGTGGCGACGCCGGGGGCGAGCGTGGGCCGGAAGCTGCTGGAGATGCTGGCGAAGCTGCTGGCGGGGCGCGAGGTGTATCTGGCGCCGCATCCCGACGAGGCGGGGCGGAAGTGGCGGGAACGGGTGACGGAGGGGCTGCTGAACGCGGGATGCCGGCTGCACCTGGTGCCGCCGGGCCGGGGTGACCTGGACGACCGGCTGCGGCGGGCGGACGACGTGCGCGAGGCGCTGCGCGGGCTGCTGGAGGTGGCGAAGCCGTGGCCGCCGGCAGAGTGGAGCGGGACGGCGCTGGAGAAGTGCCTGAGCATCATGGGGGACTGCACGTTTTTCAGCAGCCTGCAGGGGGACATGTTCGCGAAGGTGCCTGCGGGGGACGGCCGGGAGCGGGTGCTGACGGTGGCGACGCGGGGCGGGCAGTATCGGTCGTGGCTGGTGGGGGAGTATGCGGGGCGGGAGTCGACGGGGCGGCCTCCGCACGCGACGGCGCTGCGGGATGCGATGGAGCTGGCGCGTGCGCGTGCCCGGGCGGCGGAGCCACGGGCGGTGCACCTGCGCGTGGCGCGGGCGGGAGAGCGGCTCTACCTCGACCTGGGCGGGCGGCACCTGGAGGCCGTGGAGATCGACGGGACGGGGTATCGGGTGGTGCCGGCGGCCCCGGTGGAGTTCTGGCGGAGTGACGGGATGGGTCGGCTGCCGGTGCCCGATGGTGAGGCGTCGGACCTGGCGTTGCTGGAGGGGCTGCTGAACGTGCCGACGCGACAGGACCTCTACATGGCGGTGGCGTGGCTGTTGGGGTGCCTCCAGCCGGGCAGCCCGTATCCCCTGCTGCTGATCCTGGGTGAGGCGGGGGCGACGAAGTCGTCTGCAACGCGGCTGCTCCGATCGATCGTGGACCCGGCGGGCGCGACCGGGCGATCGGTGACCGCGCCACCGCGTGAGGGCAAGGATCTGTTCGCGGTGGTGCGCTCACGGCACGTGCTGGCGATCGACAACGTAAGTGCGGTGCCGCAGTGGCTGAGCGACCTGCTGAGCAGCGTGGCGACGGGGGGCGGGCAGGATACGCGACAGCTCTACACGGATCACGACCTGACGTCGGTGGATGCACAGCGGCCCATCCTCGTCAACGGGATCGAGGTGCGGGGGCTGGGGGAGGACCTGGTGGACCGGAGCATCGTGCTGAACCTGACGCGGCCGGCGGAGCGGGTGCCGGAGGTAGAGTATTGGGCGCGAGTGGAGGAGGCGTGGCCGACGATCCTGGGCGGCTTGTGCGATGCGGCTTCGTGTGCGCTGCGCCGCCTTCCCGAGGTGCGAGAGCAGCGGGGTGACCTGTCACGGATGGCGGACTTCGCGCAGTGGATCGCGGCGGCGGAGCCTGCACTGCACGAGGCGGAGGTGTTCGCTGATCTGGACTTCGCCGGGGTGTATGCGGCGAACCGGCGGGCAGCGGGGGAGAACGTGCTGGAGGCGTCGGTGATCGGCAAGTGGCTGATGGAGCTGGCAGAGGAGCGGTGGCAGGGGACGGCCGGGGAGATGCTGGCGGAGCTGGAGGAGCGGGCGGGCGAGAGGACGACGCGGCTGCGAGCGTGGCCGAAGACGGCGAGTAGCCTGGGGAAGCGATTGACGCGGTTGGCGCCGGCACTGCGTGAGGCGGGGTATCACTGTGAGCGTGAGCGGGCGCGGGTGGGGACGGTGTATCGGCTGGGGCAGGGGACGATCGAGAGCACTATACAAGGCGAGATACCGTTTTGAGCAATCATGGCAGGTTAGTGTGGCAGGACGTTGCAGGTGTTGCAGGTGCCATATTGACACCTGCCACACGTAAGTGCTTACAGGCGGTGGCAGTTAGCGAAAGCGTTGCAGGTGTTGCAGGAGAATACACTACCTCTCTACTTAGGCTACGAAGGATAGAACAGAAGGAGAGAGAGAATAGAGAGAGTAGGGAATCTCCTGCAACGTCTGCCAACCTGCCACACTACGCCGCCACAAAGACGGAAAACACAACGAGCCGACTACTATACACGGAAGCCTCTGCCGGGGCCAACCGAGTGAAAAAACGGCGGGTCCTTCCGGCACCCGGAGGGGGCGAAGCAGTGCCCTACGGGTGGGGGCACGAGATTTTTGTGCATTTGAGGGGGAAATTACGGGTTGTTGAAAGGGAAGTTGAGAAGATCGGGAGGGTCGTGGGAAGTGCCAGGAAGGTAGCGGGAGTATACGAGTTTTCTGAGGGTGACGGAGGACGTCGGCGCGATGGGTGAAAGTCGCCAAGCCGGGCTCCCGGGCATGGGACCGTTCAAGCAGCCCCGGCGGCGGGGACGGGTGCGCTACGATTTCAGCGACCTGACCACCGCCGAGGTGGCGGCGGCGTGTGGAGTCACTGTCCAGGCCGTGAGCAACTGGCAGCGGACGGGATGTCCCTACAGCAAAGACGACGATGGCCGTCTGCACTTCGACCTGCCTGCCGTGATCGCCTGGCGGCGGGAACGCGACGTGGAGAACAGCGGCGGCAGTCCGAGCGACGTCCTGCTGGAGGGTGCTGGCGTCAGCTCGGATGCGCTCGAACGCCTCCGCCATCTGCGTGCCGACAAAGTGCAATTGGAACTGGAGCAAGAGCGGGGCGAGCTGGTTGAACGCGATGTGGTGATCGAGCAATTTCGCGAAGCCTCCAGGGTGCTACGCACGCACCTGGAGGGTGTGCAGAGACGTTTCGGAGACGAGGTAGGAGATGCGATCCGCGACGCTATTGACCAGGCCGTCGCCGAACTCGACCTGGAGTGAGCCGGTCCAGGCGTTCTTCGGCGGGCTGCGACCGCGCAAGTTGCGCACAATGCGCCGGTTCGCCGAAGAGGAGATATACCTGGTTGACGGCCCACGGGCCGGCATGCGGTTTCGCGTGCAGTTCATGCCCTGGACGGGTCTGGCCCTCGATGCGATGGAGGATCCGAAGTGGCGGCGGATCTTCGCCCGCGGCTCAGTCCAGTCCGGCAAGACGATCCTGTTCATGGTCATCCCGACTCTCTATCACCTGTTCGAGGTCGAGGAGAACGTCATCTTCGGCGCACCAACGGCCGAGATGGCATGGGACGTGTTCAAAACACGCGTACTGCCGATCATCAAGCGCAGCCGGTATGGCGATCTGCTGCCGCGCAGTGGCCCGGGTTCCCGCGGCGGGCGAGCGACGGTGCTCCGGTTCCGCAACGGCGTCGCCTGCCGATTCATGGGTGCGGGCGGCGGTGACGAGCAGCGTTCGTCTTTCACGGCCCGGGTGGTGATCCTGACGGAGCTGGACAAGATGGACGTGGCCGGGGAGGTGAGCCGGGAGACCAACCCGGTGAGCCAGTTCGAGGCCCGCACCACGGCGTTCGGCGACATGGCCCGCATCTATGGCGAGTGCACGACCACGCAGGAGACCGGCCGCATCTACCTGGAGACCATGATTCGCGGCTCCGGCCATCGCGTGCACCTGCAGTGTCCGCACTGCTCGGAATACGTCTACCCGATACGCCAAAACCTCTGCGGATGGAACGAAGCGGACAACGAGATCGAGGCGGGAAAGGTCTCGGGGTACCTCTGCCAGCGATGTGAGGCGCGCTGGAATGAGCAAGACCGGCAGGAGGCATTGCGTCACCCCCTCCTGGTGCCGAAGAACATGCGCGCTCGCAGCGACGGGACGCTGGAAGGCGATCCACCGCGCACGTACACCTTCGGCCTCGTGTGGAACTGCATGCACAGCGGCATGCTCACGATGAGCAACGTGGGGATCCGGGAATGGGGAGCCGAGAAATCGGGCAGCCCCGACGACGAGAAGGAGCTGTGTCAGTTCTGGTGGTCCCAGCCGTATACCGAGGACATCCGGGCACGGGAGGTCAGTTTCGCCCTGCTGGCGGACCACTGCCACGACCACGTGCCGTTCGATCCCCTCTGCGCTACGGCGGGTCGGGAGGACGCGGAGCCCCGCCGCTTGCCGGAGGGAGCGGAGTGGTACGTCGGCGCGATCGACGTGCAGAAGCGCGTCCTCTACTACACCGTGGATGGGTTCAACGGCGACCTCACGCGCTGGACCGTGGCCTGGGGTGTGACCGAGATCGTGCCGGAGGGAGCAGCGTGGGACCCCACGAAAAACCACCTCCGGCAGGCTCTCGATGCGACCCTCCATCTTCTCGGGCAATACGACGTCGTGACGACGTGGGTGGATTGCGGATACCGCCACGAGGGTGCCCTGGAGCACGTCGTGCGGACCTGGTGCGCCGAGCAGGGAGACAGCGTCCACGCGCTGGTCGGCCGCAGCGAATCGCAGATGCATCGCCTCAGCGGCAAGACACTCGATCTGCCCGACGGCACGCCGGATCTCATGCAGGCACGACTCCAGGACGATGGGACCGTCCTGTGGTTCTTCGACGTGGATCGCCTCAAGGACGAGGTGTACTACCGGCTCTTCCGCGAGTTCGGCAGCCCCGGCTACCACCACTTCGCACGGGAGGCGGCGAATGCGAAACGGACCGACCGCAGCAAGGGCGCCGGCGCGCTGGGGTACATCCTGTCGCATTACATGCGAGCGAAGCGGGAGATCACGCGCCGCGGCGTGCGGGTCCGTCGCGTATGGAAGGAACGTGGCCGACACGACCTGTGGGATTGCGGCTGTTATGCCCTCGGCGGGGCGCTGGTGACGCTGGCCGACATGGAGGCCGACGAGACCGAGCCGCCGGAGACGCCGGCGACCACTCCGCCCGAACGGTCCACGATACGCACACACTACTGAGGAGGAGGGAGGCCCATGAGCACCGAGGACGAGTTGATGGTGGGAACCGACGACAATGCCGACGAGGAAGCGGAGGAGCGCCGAGCGGTCTGGCCGTGTCCGGAGGAAGGGTGTGACTACGTGGGCGGCGAGCACGGACATGCGGTGCACTACGCCCGTGTCCATGCCGAGCCGGAGCCGGAGCGGGAACCGGAGCCGACCGTCGTGCCCCGGCAGCGCGGCACCGGCCCCACGTGCGAGAAGTGCGGCAGTGGCATGACCGGTGACGGTACCTCGCGGAACCATCCCTTCCACGTCATCCGTTACTACAAGTGCCTGAGCCCCGACTGCGACGGATACACGAAGACGGTCTCGCGGCAGTAGATGCATTCCGCACAACGGAATAAAGCCTGCATTCTCGTTGGCGGAGGGCCTATGCGACCGCCGAGAATATACCACGCGAGGCAGGAGCAACACCTCATCTTTCCCCCTGGCCGGGAGCGCACCATGAGGTAAGCGAGAGCCGGCAATCGCCGACGAGGGCGCGGCTGTGTGGGAGCCCACACCTCCCCAGTCGCGCCCTTCTTTTTTGCCCTGGAGCCGATGGCAAACACCTGGAGCTACAACGACTGGCGACGGCAGAGCGGCGCGACCGCACAGCGCGAGCGCCTGCTCCTGCACATCGAAGAGGTCGAGCAGCGGCTGGCCGACTGGCAGACGCAGGGTGCCTACGAGCAGCGCGGCAGCCGCTACGACCTCGAAGCCTACCTCAATCGCCTGTGTGCCACCCTCGAACGCTACGACCAGGCCCTCGGCCTGTCCATCGACGAGGAGAGCGAAGACTCGTTCATCCAGGCGAAACCTCTGCTGGAGTGAACATGCGCAGCGGCGTTGAGATCGACGACCTCCGACGACCTTACTACGACGCCACCGGCTATAAGGCCGTGCGGCAGTTCCGCGAGGCCGGTTACACGCCGGGATCGGGCACGGCCGACCGACATCTCCGCACCGACCGCGCGACGCTGATCAATATCCAGCGGTCCCTCTTCCGCGACAACTGGCTGGTGGACGGGACCCTCAACCGGGCCGCCGACTACATCCTCGGCCCCACTGGCTTCACGTACCAGGCCGACACCGGACTCGACGGCGTGGACCGCAAAATCGAGCAGGAGATACTGCCGCCGCGGCTGGAGGCACCGGAGGTGCGCGGGCTGCACACGATGGAGGAGCTGCAGCGCCTCGTGCTGACCGAGATGTGGAACGGTGGGGACCAGCTGGGCCTGAAACGCAAAGACGGCACGCTCCAGCACATCGAGGCCGAGCGGATCCGCAAGGGATACGGCCGATCCGTCCGCGAGGACGACGGCACGCGCTGGGAGCAGGGAGTGCAGCTCGACCAGCTGGGCCGCATCGTCGCATTCCACGTCGCCGACGTCAGTGACTACGGTTATGTGAAGAGTGACGGGAAGACGATCGCGGCCCGGCATGCCTTCTACATGCCGACCGCGCTGCGCCGGGTGAGCCAGACCCGCGGCCTGCCCCTCAACGTCAGCGGTATGCCCATTGCCCATCGACTGGAGGACATCCTCACCAGCGAAGCGATTTCCTGGCAGGTGATGAGCCGGCTCATCCTGTCCATCACGCGCAAGGACGGTCGGAACCGGCCGGCTATCCGCGACAGCCGGAGCAACGTAACGGACAAGGGCGACGTGGACGAGGGCGAGATCGCCCGACGCCTCACCGAAGTCGGCTATGCGATCCTCTACCAGGGCGTGCAGGGCGACGAAATCAAGGGCGTGACGCAGAACCGTCCCTCCCTCAACTTCACCGAATCCGTCCGCCTCTTCGTGCGCCTCTACGGCGTGCCGGTCGGCATCCCGATGGAAGTCATCTTGTTGGACTGGGGCAAGAGCAACTACTCGGTCAGCCGCACCATCTTGCTGCAGGCGTTCCTGATGTTCCGCAAGTGGCAGCAACAGCTCGTCCGTCGCCTCGGCAGCCCGTGGTACATCTGGCAGATCGGGCGGGCGATCGCCGAGGGACGCCTGGTGTGGCGGCCGCGCATCTTCAAGCACACGATCGACCTGCCGGGCTGGCCGTGGATCGACGAGGACAAAGAGGTAAAGGCGTGGGCGCAGAAGATCGATCGCGCGATCGCGACGCAGACGGAGGCGCTGGCGAGCCTCGGCAAGGATGCCCGGGAGACCCGTCAGCAGCGCAAGGCGGAGCTGATCGCGGCGTGGGAGGACGCACAGGAGATCGAAGAGGCCACCGGAGGCGGCATCCGCGCGGCCGAAATATGGCGGCATATCGCCGGCATGGAGCAGGGCAAGACCGAGGCGGCCGTGCGCGCAAAAGACTCGACAGAAGGCACCCAGAACAACGAGGACGAAGAATGAAATCCGACCTGCACATGCGCGCGTGGGCGATCGAACGCCGCTTCCTGCGCCGGCTCATCAGCCGTGCGCGGGCGCAGAAGACCGACCTGGCCGGTGCCCTGGCGCTGATCTACCCCGGCGACGAAGAGTCGGAGGAGGCTGGAGGAGGCTACGACGTGATCTCCGGCGTCGCCGTGATCCAGGTGACCGGAGTGATCTGGGAGGGCTGCCCCGACCTCTACAAGCGGCTCGGCTACGCGACCGACCCGACCGACGTGCGGGAAGCCGTCCGCAAGGCGGCCGACGACGCAGCCGTCCGGTCCATCTACCTCCACGTGGACAGCCCTGGCGGATACATCGACGGCGTGGACGAGCTGGCCGACGCCATCTACGAGACCCGCGCAGTGAAGCCGATCCACGCACACATCGCCAACCTCGGGGCGAGCGCCGGCTACGAGATCGCCTGCAACGCGCACACCATCACGGCCAACCGCCGCGCCACCGTCGGTTCCATCGGCACCTACCTCGTAATTGACGACTGGAGCCAGTTCTACCAGGAAGCCGGGGTCATCACCCACGTGGTCTCCAGCGGCCCCTACAAGGGCACCGGGGTGATCGGCGCCGAGGTGACGGACGAGCAGTTGGCGTGGCTGCAGGAGGAAGTGAACGACCTGGCCGAACAGTTCGTGGCGACCGTCGCGCGCGGACGCGGCATGACGATCGCGAGGGCGACGGAACTGGCGACGGGACGAACGTGGATCGCCGGGCAGGCCGTGGACCTCGGCCTGATCGACGCCGTCGCGACCGAGGAGGAGGCATTCGCGGCCGTGATCGACGAAGGCCCCGATACAAGCGAAATCCAGACCGGAAAGGAGCATGGAATGGGCATCCTGGCCGTACTACGTGGCAATAGTGACAAGGAGAAAGACATGGCCGATCGAGCCAAAGACGTCGAGGCCGCCGAGGCGGCTCCCGACGAGGAACAGAGCGAGGCCGCGGAAGCGGACGAGACTGCTGAAGAGTCGGACGTCGAATCCTCGACGATCGACCCGGATGCACTGGAGAGCGACCTGGGCGCGAAGGCCGCGCTGGACGTGCTGCGCGGGCGCCGGGGAGCGGTCGAGGCGTACCGTGAGGCACTGAGTGCCGAACGCGTCGCCAACGAGAAGCTCCGCGCCGAGATAACCGCCCTGCAGGGCGAGAACAAGGACCTGCGCGACAAGGTGCTGGAGGGCGCCCAGGACGTGGAGCACAGCCCTGAGCCGCGCCCGGCCACCTTCGGCGAGCTGGTCGACGAGTACCAGCGTGAGCACGACTGCAGCATCGCCGAGGCGATGCGCGCGGTCAACGAGGCCAATCCCGGCCTCTACGAGCAACTGGAAGACGATGAGGCTGACTGAGCGTCGGCCCCACTCCAACTACGGAAGGACACATCATGGCCGGTACACACGATACAGTGATGTCGCTCACGGCCGGAGAAGCCCTGTCGGCTTTCCGGTTCGTGAAGCTGGACAGCACCGCCGACCAGGTGAAGTACGCGGATTACGGCGATGGCGCCATCGGCGTCGTCGAGGAAGCCGTGGACAGCGGCGACCAGGCGCCGGTGAAGCGTCTGCATGCCAGCGCGTCGATCAAGGTCGAGGCGGCGTGCCCGCTGATCTACGGTGACTACCTCTGGCCGACCACCGACGGCAAGGCGATCCCCGTGGGGCCCGGCGAACCCGTGGCCCGCGCGATCGACGCCTCGGCAGCTGCCGGTGACGTCATCGAGGCCATACCCGTCCCGGGCATCCTCGAAGAAGTCATCGACGTCCACGACAACGGTGCGAAGGTGGACGCGTCCACGACGGACGACGCAGCCCTGTGGGTCCGTGACCAGGTCGACACCGACAGCGACAACGGCGACACCATCGTCTGCCTGGAGAGTGCCGGAGGTGGGCAGGTCAAGCTGACCACCAACGACAACGCCAGCGACATGGAGCAGGTGCAACTCAACGCCGAGCCGTTCAAGCTCGCCACGTATCCCCTGTGGATGCATTGCCGCATCGCGCAGGCGGCCGTCGACGATGACACCCTGATGTTCGGGCTTTTCATCGCCGACGCGACGATCTCGGCGGGCGTCACCGACGGGCTCTACTTCGAGAACGGTGGCGACGGCGACCTCGATTACGTCCTGGAGAAGGACGACTCGGAGACGCAGGCGGATACCGCCGTCAACATGTCCAACGACGCGTTCGTCGACTGCGACATGTACTTCGACGGCACCAACGTCCGCATCTTCGTCGACGGGGCGTACATCGCGTCTCCGGCGGTTACGAACCTGCCGGACGACGAGCACCTCGCGCCGGCCATCTCGCTCGCCAACGGCAGCGCGGCGGCCAGCTCGGTGACCTGGGACGACGTGCACGTTCGCCAGATCGCCGGCAACGCCTGAGCACCGACAACTAACTCCAATACGAGAGGACACAACCCATGAGCGGTGTAATCCACACAGGGTCCACGGCCCGCGCCAAGTCGCAACTCGGCCGGGCCTTCTGGGAGTTCCAGCCGAGTCGGCTGTCGCTGATCGCCGACCGGGTCCTCGTGCCCTACGGCAAGGGCCGCAAGGAGGGCACCATCGACGTGGTGACTCGCGAGGACCTGCTGCGGGATGAGGGCACCAAGATGGCCGCCGGAGCGACCTACAAGCGCGGCCACATGCGCTTCGAATCCCAGCTCTACGACTGTGAGAAGTACGGTTTCGAGGTCCCGAACGCACTGGAGAAGATCAAGGAATACGAGGACTCGCTCGATCTCGAACTCGCCGGCACACGCAAGTGCCGCCTGGCGATCGGCATCGACATCGAGCGCGAAGTCTCGGCCCTCGTCTTCAACACCAGCACCTGGACCGGGTCCGATCTCTACACGGACACGTCCGGCGTGTGGTCGGCTGCTGCCACGGACATCATCGGTGACGTGGTCGCCGCGGCCGAGAAGGTGCGGCAGAACACCGGGATGGAGCCCAACGCGCTCATCCTCAACAAGGTCAATCTCAACTACATGCTGACCAACACGGGCATCAAGGGCCAGTTCAACGCCGACATCGTGACCAGGGCGATGATCGAGCAGGCCCTCCCCAGCCTGTTCGGGCTGGAAGAGCTGATCGTGGCCGGCGGCGTTTACAACAGCGCCGGCGAAAATCAGTCGTTCAGCGCCTCCGAGATGTGGTCGTCCAGCTACGCGATGGTCGCACTCGTCGCGGGATCGGGCGACGACACCGAGGTCCCGTGCGTCGGCCGCACCATCCGCTGGGACGGCATCAGCGGAGAGGGCGTGGACGTCAGCACATATTGGGAAAACCAGACCAAGAGCTACGTGGTCCAGGCCGATACCTGGGAGGACCACAAGGTGTTCGACAAGTACTTCGGACACCTGCTCAAGGTCGACTGACCCTAACGGGCGGGGCCACGGGCGCATGCGTTCATCCTCCCCGTGGCCTCTGCCCACTGTCGGAGACCGATGGACGTCAGTGATCTGACAGCCGCCAACGGCATCGCCTTCGGCGTGGACGTCACGTACACGCCGGACGGCGGTGACGCCGTTGCGCTCTCCGACGTGCTCTGGACCGAGATGTCGCCGGAGTATGCCGAGGGCGGCGACGGGACGACCAGGCGGCGCATGGCGCGGATGCAGGTGGAGAGCGACGCCCTCTCCTCTGCCCCCGCCCGACGCGCCACGGTCACGAAGGACGGCGAGACGTGGGTCGTGCTCGACGTCCGCCCGCTGGCCGACGCCGGATACCAGCTTACGCTGGTGCGGCAGACGCCCGACGAACGCTC